CATGAACTAGAGGAGGAAAAATTGCGCCACGCTGACGATATGGAATTTCAATTTGAAAGCCCAGACTTATTTAAAATGTAAAGTCAAGTAAAATAAACAAGGTGCGACAATATGTCGCACCGCCTTCGGCTCGGCTTCGCCTTCGGCGGAGTTTTTTTTGGCGGTGAAGAAAACAACGGTACTACACTACTTACCAAAGGTAAGTAGTGTAGTTAGTCAATCTTTTTATTTTCTATCACCGTCAATTAATCCTTGCTTATCCCATGAAATAGTATATTAAAATATTAGCGATGGCAGAAAGTATAATTACTATGGAAATGAAAGAAATCAAAAATTTTGAATGGTCTTCTATTCTTGACTTAACAGGCAAGGGTTTAGATCAATTCAATGCTGTAGGTAAAGATATGAACTGCTCACAGTTAATGCGCAATGCTGGTTTAGATTGGCAAGTTAATCTTAAGCCTGTTCAGTTTACCGATGACAATGGATCACTTCAAGAAAGTGACAAATTACACTCTTTAGTTAAAGATAATAAAGAGGTACTTGTTTCTGGTTTAACTGATAGTTATCACCCAATGCAAAATGAAAGTATTGCAAAACTTGGTGACTATTTTGCGGAACAAACTGATATTAAATTTGAACATTGCTTTAGTTATGATCGTAGCAAGTATGTTACATTTTTAGCAAAAACTAATGGGAGTTTTAATATTGGTGATGATGTTGTTAATTCGTATGTTATGTTTAATAACTTTCATACAGGAAGAGACAAGTCTTCAATATTAACTACAAATATTAGTGTTTGGTGTTCAAATACTTTTCTTAATGCACTTAAAGATAATAGCCAATTTAAAGTTGGTATTACTCATAGAATTGAATTCACTTCAGAACTTGAGCAATTAGTTAAATCTAAAATTGATATCGCATTAAGATCAAATCAAGAATACAAAGAACAAGCAACAGTACTTGACAATAAAAAACTTGTTGAGAATGATTTGCTTAAATATTTTATTCTTGTTTACAATCCTAAATTATTACCTGCTTATGAAAAAGAAGGTAGTAATTACGATGCTTTTAATAAGTTAGAAGGCTCTAATCTTACGCAAATCAATCGTTGTTATGGTGTTTGGCATGATCGTTATGAAAGTAATGGTAAGTCATTCAAGTTACAAAATACAGGGAACGCTGTTCGTAATGATACATTATGGAAAGCATTCAATTGTATTACTTACAATGAGGATCACTTAAGAGGTGGTGCTGATAACATTGATAGTAGGTTAAAGAATAACTTTCTTACTAATGGTAAAGATAATATTAAAACTAAAGCGATGGAAACCGCTTTAGAGTTAGCCGCATAGAATAAGTTTACGCGGTCAACGAAACTAGAACCCCAGTTAAGCCATCGCTACTGGGGTTTTTTTATGCTTGTTATTATTTCTTGGCGGTGGTAAAGTGTTTTAAAGAAAGGAAGAATATGGACGCGTTAACAAATTTATTAAAAAAGAATAAAGAGAAAACAGAATTGCTTGTTTTTATTATTCAAACTTTAGATAAAGAATTTAATGATGAAGTTCAATCTACTGATAATCCTATTGGATTAATAAGAGATAAAGTTGATAGGATATTAAATAAATAAAATATTAAAACCCCGCTACATTAAGCGGGGTTTTTTTACGTCTACCCTTAACACATTATTTACACAATATCAGCACATACTAAATATAGTATGACCCCCCACCCCCTAAATACTATATGTTGTATCTTTTTTATTCTGGCTCCGGGCCTATTCGACTGACACACCCACCCCTAAATACGTACGAATGAAAAGATTGATTATCCCATAAAAATATTATATAAATTTTTATTATATGGTTAATCAAACCGAGGTAGAGCTTCAAGCTCAACTAATACAAGAACATTTGAAAAAGCTGGATAATGCTGAAAAAAGTTTCATACCTTTTGTCAGACATGTTTGGCCAGACTTTATCTCTGGATATCATCATAAAAAAATTGCAAAAAAATTTGAGGACATACGGGATGGTAAGATTAAACGTTTGATTGTAAATATGCCACCTAGACATACAAAGTCTGAGTTTGCTTCTTTCTTATTTCCTTCTTGGTTAGTGGGCAATAATCCACAACTCAAGATAATTCAGACAACACACAATACAGAACTTGCTGTTAGGTTTGGACGTAAGATGAAGAACCTTATTGATAGTCAAATCTATCAACAAGTCTTTGATGAAGTCGCGATATCCGCGGACAGTAAAGCGGCTGGCCGTTGGGAAACAAACAAAGGCGGCGAGTACTTTGCAGCGGGCGTTGGTTCAAGTATCACGGGCCGTGGTGCAGACTTATTGATCATTGATGACCCACACTCGGAACAAGATGCACTATCCGAAACAGCATTTGATAATGCGTATGAATGGTATACCTCTGGTCCTAGACAACGTCTACAGCCGGGCGGTGCTATCGTTATTGTTATGACAAGATGGAGTGTGAAAGATTTAACAGGCAGATTGATTGATGCACAAGCAAAAGAGCCTAAAGCAGACCAGTGGGAGCTAATAGAGTTCCCGGCGATATTACCAAGCAACAAACCTATTTGGCCAGAATACTGGGACATTGATTCATTGACCGCGACCCGTGCTTCACTAACAGAACAAAAATGGCAAGCACAGTGGCAACAAAATCCAACAGCAGAAGAAGGTAGTATCATTAAGCGTGAATGGTGGCAAACATGGGAAGAAGAAGACATACCAGACTTAATACACGTCATACAATCCTATGATACAGCGTTCAGTAAAAAGGAGACAGCAGACTATTCAGCTATTACCACATGGGGCGTCTTTAGTCACCCGCGTAAGGGCAGCCCGCAAATTATATTACTTGATGCAGAAAAAGGAAGATGGGAGTTTACAGAGCTAAAAAAACATGCTATGGAAAAATATAAATACTGGGAACCAGAAACTGTTATTGTAGAAGCAAAAGCTTCTGGACTTCCTTTGACAGATGAGTTAAGATCATCGGGAATACCCGTTGTGAACTTTACTCCTAGCAGAGGAAATGATAAACATGTTCGGGTAAATTCAGTAGCGCCGATGTTCGAATCGGGCCAAGTATGGTGTCCGGATGAAAGGTGGGCGCAGGACGTTATAGAGGAGTGTGCAGCTTTTCCATTTGGCGATCATGATGACTACGTAGATTCAACTACACAAGCTCTCATGAGATACCGTCAAGGCAACTTTGTACAACTTCCCGATGACTACTACGACGAACCACGAAACACGGAACCCATGGAGTATTACTAATGGCGATGACAATTAAAAAAGAAAAGAAACAATCAAAAGGAGTTGCTGGAAGTGGATTAACACAAAAAGAACTTAAAGATTTAAAACAAATAAAACAAAGAACAAACAAACCTTCTAAAACCTACAAAGCACGAGGTATGGAAATGCCACCAGATAGAAGAACAGATGAGCAAAAAAAACAAGACGCTATTGATTCTCTTTTAGGTGCAGGTGATACAGTAAGCGATTTAAAATTAACATCAGAAATGTTGAAACAGATAAGGGAAAAAGGTGTTCAACCTATGAAAAAAGGTGGAGAAGTAAAAGGATACATGGGCGGTGGATCTGTCCACAAGAAAAAAAATAAGATGGCAACAACCAAAGGTTGGGGAGCATCAAGAAAAACATAATGAGTTACCAGTCGGCCAAAAACGCACACACCTCTGACTGGGTTAGTCGCATGGCGGTGAAAGCCGCCATTGCGATAAAATAAAATGGTAGAAGAAGTTAAAAAAGGAATTAGAGGTATAAGAGTACCAACCAAGCGTGTCGGTGATACGATTGGTGATGACTTGTTTAAGAAAAAAGTAATGCAAGCAGGATTTGATAGTTTGAGTGACTTTAATCAAACATTTAAAGCAGCGGGCGGTGATCTTGGCGACGCGGCTAATAAAACAAAATTTTTAAATTCTTATTTACCAAAAGAAGAAGCACCATACAGAAACATTATAACCGATAGAATAAAATCAAAGTATGAAATATTATCGGGTGGTGCAACACCGGGAACAGTCGGTGCACCAGAAAACAAGGTTTATTGGCAAGCAGCTTCTGCCGCGGAAAAAGAAGCGATGGAAAAGTTCCCAAAAGACACAAAAGTAAATAAACAAAAAAGATTAACATACGTAAAAAAATATTTGAAGAATGCAGGCGTACCATCAAAATGGCTACTTAACAATTTACCTAAAATGGGATTGTATGCAACGGCTGGAGCAGCGGCTCCTATCAGTGCATTAGCAACAGCTATGTTATACGTAGGAACATCAAAACCTGCTATGGGTGCATTACCAGAAGAATCATTGAAAGATAAAGTATTACGTGATATAGACTTTAGTGCACCAAGTGCCAATGCACAACTACTAGAACAAATGAGTCAAGATGCAGTAATGAAAGCAGGGGGCGGTATGATGAACATGAATGAAATGATTAGACCTATTGGCATGGCAGGTGGTGGTAGTCTTGGTGATTCAGTTATAGAACTTGATACATTAGTAAAGATAATGGAATTAGAGGGAGCGCTTTCTTTAAAAGATAGTGAAAACTTACGAAAGATGAGTCCAACAGCAATAAATAAATTACACCAACAAACTTTTGGCAAGGGAAAATAAATGGCTATAGAAAAAGTAAACGAAGAGATTGATCTAGAGATAGCTCCAGATTCAGCACAAGAAATATCTACACCAATGATGGAAGGTGATGCGTTGATGTTGGGTGATGGTTCAGCAATCGTTAATCCTATGGAAGATACATCAGAGCAAGGTGCATTCAATGCTAACCTAGCAGAACTAATACCAGATGATGAATTAGAATCATTGGCTGGTGCGTTAGTAAGCGATTACGAATACGATAAAGATGCAAGAGCCGATTGGCTTAAAACATATACCGATGGCTTAGACCTATTAGGTTTTAAATATGAAGATAGATCTAAACCATTTGCTGGTGCAACAGGTGTTACACACCCATTACTAGCAGAAACAGTTACACAGTTTCAAGCGCAAGCTTATAAAGAGTTACTACCTCCCGAAGGCCCTATCCGTACACAAATAGTGGGTGAAATTAATCCGGATATTGAACAACAATCACAACGTGTAAAAGAGTTCATGAACTATCAGATTAGTTATGAAATGGAAGAGTACGATCAAGAACTTGATCAAATGCTTTTTCATTTACCACTAGCGGGTAGTGCCTTTAAAAAAGTTTACTATGAAAGTGTAAGAGGTAGAGCCGTATCAAAATTTGTACCAGCAGAAGATGTTGTTATGCCATATGTTTCAACGGACATGGAATCTTGTGAACGTGTTACACATGTTATTAAAACAATGGGTAATGAATTACGTAAGAAACAAGTAAGTGGAATGTACCGTGATATTGATGTAACAATGTCACAAGTAGATACGAACGATGCACAAGATAAGTACGACGAACTTGATGGTATCAAAACTCCGCAAAATGCTGAGGACATAGTACTATTAGAGTTTCATTGCGATTTGGACATACCCGGTTTCGAAGATAAAGACTCGCAAACAGGAGAAACAACAGGTATAAAGCTACCGTATGTTGTTACTGTTGACGAAGGTTCGGGAAAGGTTTTATCTATATACCGAAACTATAGAGAAGACGATCCCCTTCGTAAAAAGATACAATATTTTGTTCACTATAAGTTTTTACCCGGCCTTGGCTTTTATGGCTTTGGTCTTATAC